CACAGAACGAGATTTCTGGCGTGGGCCATATGGATAGCCTGAACGTTGGCGTAGGTACAGTCAACAAAGGTAACATTAAACCAGCAAAAACAACTGGTATCAAAATTCGTGGTACTGGCGCAGCAACTAAAGGCGTAATGGCTCGTGGTCCAATGGGTTAATCATGACGTATACCGAACTGTTCTTTGCCGTTAAGAATTACCTGCAAAACGACTTCCCGTCGAATACGTGGACGAACGTAGCAGGGACGGGCGTAACTACGTCTGATGGCACTGAACAGATCAATACGTTTATTACCCAAGCTGAAGAGCGCATATATAACAGCGTTCAGATTCCGCCGCTGCGTAAGAACGTCACAGGCTTAACCACATCGGGCAATAAGTACTTGTCCTGTCCAGCCGACTTCCTGTCTGTCTTTTCGATGGCGGTTATTGACGGCAGCGGCAACTATGAGTATTTGCTGAACAAGGATGTGAACTACATTCGGGCGGCGTATCCAAACCCATCGTCTACTGGCTTGCCACAGTATTACGCTTTATTTGGCCCTACGGTTGTTACTAGTGTTATTACGGACGAGTTGAGCTTTATTCTTGGCCCAACACCAAACGCTATTTATACAATCGAGTTGCACTACTACTATTACCCTGAGTCAATCACAACTGCGGGTACTTCATGGCTTGCCGATAACTACTCACCTGTTCTGCTGTATGGCACATTGGTAGAAGCGTACACGTTCCTAAAGGGTGAAATTGATTTGACCGCGCAATACGAGAAGAAGTATCAGGAAGCTATGGGTCAACTAAATCGTCTGGGTACAGGTCTTGAGCGTGGTGACGCTTACCGTGATGGACAAGCAAAGATAAAAGTTTCGCCATGAAGATATGTATTAAATGCTGCGCTGAAAAACCATTAACCGCTTTTCGTTTTGTAAAAGTGAAGCAGTATTATTTACGTAAATGTTTAGTGTGCATAAATGAGGAGCGCAGGCACAAGAAAAATACCCACCCAGACATAGTAGCCAGACGTGCGGCTAAAGCTGCAAAGGGCCGAAAGCCAAAGAAAAAATGGAGTGAGTATCCCATCGAGCAGCGCACCGCGTGGATAAAAAATTACAAAGCTGAAAACAAAGAACTTGTTGCGCAACGTAGCAAAGAATACGCAGATAGAAACCGCACAGAAATTAAAGCGCGGGCGAAGGTGTACAGACAGAAAACAAAAGATAAGCAGGCTGAGTATGTTCGTCGCAGGCAAGCTGCTAAGATGCAGCGTACTCCGAAGTGGCTGACAAAAGACGATATTTGGGTGATGCGTGAAGCATATAATCTTGCTAAGATTCGCACAAATATGTTTGGGTTTAGCTGGCATGTGGATCATGTTTTGCCACTTCAAGGTGAGACGGTTTCCGGGTTGCATGTACCAACTAATCTGCAAGTTATTCCGTGGATTGAGAACGTGCGTAAGCACAATAAGGTGAATCCGTAATGGCAATCCAACAAGGACTCACAAACAGCTTCAAGCAAGAGATGCTCCAGATGGGGCAGAATATTATTACGGATACGCTTTATATGGCGTTGTACACCGCCTTTGCTGATATTGGTCCGTTGACGACTGTATACACGACAACCAATGAAGTAAGCGGCACAGGCTACACAGCAGGTGGGGTTCAAGTTACCGGCGCGATATTAAGCACAGATACTCAGACTGGCACGGTATACGTCAACTTTGACAATGTGTCTTGGCCGGGAGCCAACTTTACTGCTCGTGGCGCTTTAATTTACAACGTCACACAAGGTAATAAATCAGTAGCAGTACTGGACTTCGGTTCAGACAAAACTTTTTCAGCAGTAAGCAACACCGTCGCCATGCCTGTTAATTCGGCTACGACGGCACTAATTCGTTTTCCTTGAGGAGCTAACATGAACGATGTAAGAGTACGAGCAGGTGGCGTGTTCCACGTTAAATGCTTTGATAAAGACGGCTCCCTTAAATGGGAAGAAGAGAACCATAACCTCGTGGTAAACGAAGGCTTGGCATACATGGTCAATACGTCTTTAGATGCTACGGCGCAGGCTACGCTTTGGTATCTTGGCCTGTATGGCGCTGGCGCTACAAATAGCCCTGCTGCTGGCGACACAATGTTGTCCCACGTTGGTTGGACTGAAAACGTCACTTATTCTCAAGCTACCCGCCCTCAGTGTGTGTTTGGTATAGCCACAACGGCTGATCCTTCTGTCATTAGCAACTCCGCTTCGGTAGCCGTGTTTTCAATTAACGGCACAACAACAGTAGGCGGCGCGTTTTTGACCAGCAACAATACTAAGAGCGGCACGACCGGAATACTGTTTTCGGCAAGCGACTTTACCGGTGGCGACCGTGCGGTAATTAGTGGCGACACATTGAACGTAACTTATACATTCAGCCTTGACGCTCTGTAATCATGAAGATTGATTTCTCTTTCGAAACCCAGTACGGCAAGTTCTGCGATGCTTTGCACTTGCCGGATGACCACGCATTTACTGACGAAGAAATACAAGCGATGAAACAACAACGGCTAGATAACTGGATAGCCGTTGTTTCATACGTCCCCACGGAAGAAGAAATTGCTCAGATGGAAGCAGAGGCATTAGCGGCGCAAGAACAACCGCCAGAGGAGTAAATCTTGGCAGATCGCTATTGGGTTGGTGGCACTGGGTCATGGAGTAGCACCAACACAGCTAACTGGTCAGCCTCATCAGGCGGTGCTAGTGGTGCTTCTGTCCCTACGGCTGCTGATAATGTAATCTTTGATGCAGGCAGTGACGCTGGCGGTATTTTCACCGTCACGATGGCAAATTCGCCACGGCTTTGTAACGACTTCACAGCGTCTGGTCTTGATTTCACAATGACCCTAGCAGGTACTGCTATTGGCTTGACTGTTAGCGGTAGTTTGACTTTCCCTGCAACAAATTTCACCCGCACCTACACAGGTATAACCACATTTAACGCCATTACCACGGGCAAGACCATAACAACTAATGGCGTTGCGCTTGGTAGTGTTACGCTTAATGGTGTTGGCGGCGCATGGACACTTGGCTCTGCGTTAAGTACGGGTACGTTCTCGTTGATATTAACAAGCGGCACGTTTGATACTTCAGCAAGCAATTATGCGGTTACTGCTGGATCATTTACATCAAGCAATTCCAATACAAGAACAATAAACTTAAATGGATCAACAATAACACTAAACATATTCGGCACTGCTTGGGATATGACAACCAGCACTAACGCAACATTAAACGCCGGTAATTCACAAATAAATCTTGGTACAACTGGTTGCATTTTTGAGGGCGGCAATCTTACTTATTACAATTTGTCTTTTACATCAACAACAGCGACAGGAACTGGAACAAAAACAATTAACGGCGCAAACACATTTAATAATCTTACTTATGCAACGGTTTCAACGGTTGGGCTTAATAATAATTCTTTTGGTGGAAACCAGACAATCAACGGAACTTTGACGGTTACTGGCGCTAACAGTAATCAAAGAATGTTTGTTCGTTCAGACACAACAGGCACATCCCGCACACTAACTTGTGCAGCTATTGCAGCAATGACTGATGTTGATTTCCGTGACATCACAATAGCAGGAGCGCATGGTACGTTATCTGGTACTAGGTTAGGTGATTGCGGTGGTAACAGCAACATTACATTTGTGGCTGGAACGAGCAAATACTGGAACTTGGCAGCAGGTGGTAATTGGAACGCTAACGGTTGGGCAACGAGTTCAGGTGGAGGTGTAGCAACTACAAACTATCCGCTTCCACAAGATACAGCAATTATTGAAAACACCGGGTTAACTGCTGGAAACACCATAACAATCAATGGTGCTTGGAATATTGGCACATTAGATTCGTCAACACGTACTAACGCAATGACGTTAGCTTCAAGTACGTTTTCTCCTACGTTTTACGGAAACTTTACTTATGGTTCAGGTGTAACGCCGACTGGTACTGGTACTTATACGTTTTCCAATAGATCAACTAAAACGTTAAATTCTGGTGGCAAGACATTTCCACAAAACGTAACTATTGATGCTCCTAGTGGTGGCATTCAGTTACTTACAAATAATTTAACAGTAGATACTGCTGATACAACAACACTAACCAACGGTACGTTAGACCTGAACAACCTGACGTTAAGTACAGGTTTGTTTAGCTCAAGCAACTCAAACACTAGAACTATAGCATTCGGCACAACCGGCTCAATTGTCACCACTACAACCACAGCCGGATCAACAGTTCTGTCGATGGCAACTGCCACAAACTTTACGTTTACTGGCACATCAAACATATCAGCGGCAATGTCCACTACAAGGACGTTTAGATTTGGTGATACTGCTGGGGCGATTGCATCAAATAGACTAAACATCAACCTGACATCAGGCTCATCATTTCCTACGTTTCAAACAGGATCTACGTTTAGGCAAATTAACTTCACCGGGTCAACTTGTACCCCCAGCCTAGCATCTTGTCATGGGTTCACGTTAGCCTCTGGCGGCAATTACATAGCCGCTAACTTTACAATGGTCGGTACAGGAACGCTGACATATACTGGTAAAGCAATTAACTCATTAAATATCAACACAGCCGGAATTACGACCACGCTGGCGGATGCAGGTCAAAATGCTACAACAACACTAACAAATGGAACGCTTGATTTAGCTGGGTTTACTCTTACAAATACCACCTCCGCAGCAACTGCTACTGGCACAAAGAATTTGACATTTAATGGTGGGACTTTAGTTTGTTCTGCTGCAAGTGCCACCGCTTGGAATAACGCGGCTCCAACAGGATTTACCACTACAGCAGGTACGGGCACAGGCATAATCTCCATGACTGCTGCAACTGCCAAGACGTTTGTCGGTGGTGGTTCTACTTACAACTGCACATTAAACCAAGGCGGTGCAGGAACGCTGACAATTACTGGTGCAAATACGTTTAACGACATTGCCAATACGAACGCCACAGCAAGCCAGATCACGTTCCCTGCTAGTACGACAACAACGGTTAATGCGTTTACCTTGTCAGGATCATCGGGCAACTTGGTATCAATCCGCAGTTCTACCCCAGCCACGCAGTTCACGCTCTCCAAGTCTTCTGGAACAGTAAACGCATCTTTCCTTGATATTCAAGACAGCAATGCAACAGGCGGCGCTATTTGGAATGCTTTTACGTCAAACGGTAACGTAGATAACGGTAATAATACTGGTTGGGTTTTTTCTGGCGGCAATCTCTATGCCGTAAGCATTGACGAAAATGCTACTAGTGCAGATGCTATTACGTTACTCTTAATTCGGGTTGGCTCAGTCTCAGAAACAGCCACGGGTGCTGATACAACAGCAAGTCAATTAAATGCAGTAGGAGCCATTTCTGAAACAGCCACAGGCGCAGACGAACTCACCAATACTGCGTCACTACAACTGTTTGTAGCCGAAACAGCCACAGGCGCCGATGCTTTCCAAGGCAACATAGAAACTACTTCGGCAGTCTCAGAAACAGCCACAGGTGCAGATACAACAGCTACAGCATTAACCCGAGTAGGTGCGGTGTCAGAAACAGCCACGGGTGCTGATGCTCAACAGGGCAATATAGAGACCACTTCAGCCGTCGCAGAAACAGCTACAGGTGCAGATACCGAAGCCGCTACGCTCACAAGAGTTGGCGCAGTAGACGAGACCGCGACAGGCGCAGATACAACAGATACCCAGCTTGACGCATTTGGTGGCGTCAATGAAACAGCCACAGGTGCAGATGCGCTGACCACCCAACTGGACGGGGTTGCAACTATTGACGAGACCGCGATAGCCGAAGCGTTGGCTGTTGGCAACATCATAACTACTTTGCAAATTAGTGAAGGCGCGACTATTCTGGATGAGTCGTTGGCACGGCTTTTGTGGGAACTGATCAATGACAATCAGTTACCGGGATGGCAATTAGTACCGAATAATCAAGGGTCTGGCTGGACTATAATCAACACCAACACGGGAACAAGTTGGACTGACATAGACACATTCTAGAAAGCTCATGGATCATGATCGACCCAGTAACAATCGGGCTGGCAATACAAGGTGTGAAGCTGGTAGTTAGCGGGATTAAAGCCGCCGCCGATGAGGCTAAAGAAGCGTTTGACAGCATTAATGATTGCGTGGAGTCAGGCAAAAACTTAGCGCAGTCGCTTTCCCCGGTAACAAAGTTTTTTTCAGCGGCTGGAAAATACGAAACTAGCAGAGCGCAGTTAGAAGAAGCAAAAGCGGCGCAAGAAGAAGCAATAGAAAAAGGTGAGACGGTAGCTGACCATATGTCAGATGCCGAGTATGTGATGGAGTTGATGGCAATAGACCGGCAGATAAAACAGTACTACGCCGATATCAAACACATATTTATCTACCACTTCCAAGAAGCGGGCATGTGGGAAGAGTTCTGGCAGCGGATGGATAAGCTGCGCTCTGACCGTGAGGCCAAGGCCGAAATTAAACGCCGTGCAGAAACTGAAAGACGCTTGCATGAGAAGGCGGTGGCGATGAAGAAACGTCGAGCTAGACAACACCTAATTGATGGTATTGAGATGGTGGGTGCGGGTATTGTGATTGTGGGTATCGTCTTTGTTTTCTTCTGGACGATGTGGTGGATGATACAACAAGGAGATTGACATGCTAGGACTGGACGCGTTGCTGGGTATCGGCGGCAAACTGATCGACAAACTAATCCCTGACCCGGAACAGAAAGCCAAGGCGCAATTGGAACTTGCCAAGATGGCGCAGGACGGTGAGCTTGCCAAGATGGCAAACGAGACTAAGCTGTATGAAACAGAACAGGACAACCTGACTGAGCGTTTAAAGTCAGACATGGGCAGCGATAGCTGGCTGTCCAAGAACATCCGTCCCTTGACCTTGGTGTACATCCTAGTTGCTTACATGGCGCTGGCAATCCTTGACGCCTCGGCGCTGGACATTGCGGACTCCTTCGTGGAACTGCTGGGGCAGTGGGGGATGCTTGTTATGTCGTTTTACTTCGGCGGCAGGACGCTTGAGAAGATCATTGATATACGGGCAAAGAAATGAAAGAGAACTTTGACGACGCGCTGAAGGCCATCCTCAAGCACGAGGGCGGTTTTGTGAACCACCCCAAAGACCCCGGCGGCATGACCAATCTGGGCGTGACCAAGAAAGTTTGGGAAGAGTGGGTGGGGCACGTTGTTGACGAAAAGGCAATGCGCGCTCTGACGCCCGAGGTAGTGGCTCCGATGTACAAGCGTAAGTACTGGGATGCGGTTAAGGCTGATGAGATGCCGGATGGGCTGGACTACCTGATGTTTGACTTTGCGGTCAACGCTGGACCGGGGCGGGCAATCAAGACAATGCAGAAAGCCATCGGAGCAACACCTGACGGGGCTATCGGACCCAAGACCATGGCGGCATTAAAAGCTGCCAATCAGAGCGAATTAGTGGCAAAATTCAGTGCAGAAAAAGAAGCGTTTTACCGCAGTCTGCCTACGTTTGCGACCTTCGGTAAAGGGTGGCTGCGCCGCGTTGCGGAAGCCAAGACCCACGCTGAAACCATGCTGGCCTAATAAGGAACGACGATGCCAAGTACCTACTCCCCCGATCTACGGATCGAACTCATTGCTAACGGTGAAAAGTCCGGTACATGGGGCACCATCACCAACGACAACCTTGGCGTTATTATTGAGGATGCAATCTCTGGCTTGGCGTCGGTCACTACAGTCTCAGCCAACCAAGCGCTAACTGCCCAGAATGGTGCGGTAGACCAAGCCCGCTGCGCGGCGCTGTCCCTTGATACTTCCACGGGTGCCAACTTTGCGGTGTACGTCCCCCCGGTTACCAAGCTCTACGTCATCACAAACCCATCTGGCTATACGGCAACCATATATTGCTCAACCGTTCTGGGTAACACCACAGCAGCAGGTACAGGTGTTGCGGTTCCCGCAGGTAAGAGTGTCTTGCTTCGTGCTGACGGCACCAACGTAGTGGAACAGCTTAACCACGTAGTTGGGGGCTTTAGTACGGGTGGGGACTACACCGCTAATGGACTGGTAAGCGTACCTAACTCTGCTTTTTTTGGTGTCGCACAAACCGCAACGATTAGCGTAGCCACGCCGTCTATTGTTACTGTAGCTGCGTCACCTCCTAGTGGTACCGCTATTGTATTTAGCACTGCGGGTACATTACCTACCGGAATAACTGCGGGCACTACATATTACGTCTCTAGAATTAACGCTACGACGTTTAATTTTTCTGCGTCTTCTTCGCTTACACCTTTGGTAGCAGTTACTGTAGCAGGCGTTGGTACACAGACAGTAAATGCGGTGTCGTTGGCTATTACGCCCCCATCTGCGTCCAACAATAACCAGTTGGCGACCACAGAATTTGTAACTAGTAAAATTGCAACTATCCCAATAAGTTCAACAAACTGGACAGTAGATGAGACAACAGCTACACAGACAGCAAGCATTACTATTGCTACACCTGCGGTGGTGTCCGTTATAACAGCCCCAGCAAATAACATAGCAGTTTCTTTTTCTACGACCGGTGCATTACCTACAGGTATTACTGCCAACGCGCCGTATTATGTATATAACCGTACCGGCACTACTTACAACCTATCTACTACCGCAGGGGTTGCACTGACGGCTACCATAACCGCAGGTGCTACGTTTACCGGGTCTATATCAGGCACCACGCTTACTGTAACTGCTATTACTGGTGGGGCTGTTAATGTTGGTCAGGTAATTTCGGGCACCGGTATAACAGGCGGGACATCCATTACAGCACTGGGCACTGGTGCGGGCGGTTTAGGTACTTACACAGTCAGTGTATCCCAAACGGTAGCTTCTACAACTATAACTGCCGTAGCCACACCGGGCGTAATTACTGTTGCAACTGCTCCCGCGAATAACGACCAAGTTGTTTTTTCTACTACAGGCACATTGCCGACTGGCATAACCGCAGGTACCGCATACTATGTAGTTAATAGGACTAGCACAACGTTTCAAATTTCCGCCACATCAGGCGGCACGGCTATTAATACTTCTGGGTTTTCGCAAACTGGGACACATACAGCCACGTCGTATACATTGGTAAATACATCGGGTACACAAAGCGGTGTGCATACAGAGACTACGTCTAAGCTTAATTTTAAATATAAGACACTAAGTAGAATGTCTATTGATCTGGGTGGTAACGCTATATTTACTGGCAACGTAACTGCATTTGGTACCCCATAATGACAACGCCCATCTCCGGCTCAATCTCAATCGGCAACATAAGCACTGAGATAGGATTACAGTCTACCGCGACAAACAGCTTAAACACTGCCGCTGTACGCTCGCTATTGGGCGCTCCAACAGGAGCAGTTAGTCTTAGTAGTGCTTACGGTAAATCTTCTACCCCCTCCATTAA